CGGTCTTCCGGGCGTCCACTTGAATGATCGTATCCTTTGATTCCTTGCTCAATGGCAAGTACTCGTTGTAAGCGTAACGCATGGGCCTATACGTGGTCTTCACCGTCTTAGTGGACTGTGCGAGGTCCACGCTGTAGCTCATACCCGTCACGTTGTTCATGTGCTCCTTCAGGAAGTTATTGTCGCGAAGGAACAGCAGATTCGAGTTCTGGCGGAGCATGTACACGTTGTGAACGGCGCACAAAGTGTTCAAGTAATCCCACACGTTGAACGACCCACCGGGAGCCATGATGATCGGGTTGTATTGGTCGGCCTTGATGAAGCCGTCCACATACACCTTGTCATAATCGCATAGCTTGAACAGCTCGACGACCACGTTTCGGAAGTTGTTGTACTGGGTGGGGACGACTTTTATCTGCTTGAGCTTATAGCACAAGTCGTCGACGGTCACGGTGTTCGTCGAGTAGTTGGATGTGAAGGTTCGCACATCGCCCCGGAACTCGTACACGCTCGACACTGGGTGCTTGTTCGTCCACGTCGTCGACACGTCCGCCGGCTTGAAGAACCTGTCCGTCAGCGTCATTACCGGGTAGCCCTTGGTGCCGCCCGGTACGCTGTACGACATGCGGTCCCACTGTGCGGAGAACGACTCCAGCGAGCGGTCCGTCCTGTATTCGAAAGGCTCTGGTGCGATACTCACAGCAGCACCTTCTCAACGAACGTCGCCGTCACGGCCACCTCGTAGCCGTCAATCGCCGCGCTGTACTCCTGTATTGAATACGGCTCCTTCTGCTGCAGCGCTCCGTACCCCATGCCGGGCAGGAACGGTCCGTAGTTGTTCGGCACATCGCTGATCGTCTTCACCTGCGTTTCGGGGTAGGCTCGCACACAGATACTCGAAATCCGGGAGCTCGCCCACATCTGGAGCTCGCCCCACGGGTTGCTGATGTTGTTCGTCGGGATCTGCGTTGTCACATAGCGGCCGTCGAACTCGCTCACCGCCGTCACCGCCGTGTCATTTATCTGAATCGTCCCGTCCCCGCGGCACCCAGCCCACAGCTTGTAGCCTTCCGGCCAGTGGATCTTCTGGCCGATCTGCCAGATCCACGCTGGGTTCCACGACCACGCCGGCGCGCCGTTGTATGCACCGGGGGTGGCCACGTGTGGAATATCATCGGTGAAAACCGTGGCGTTCGGGATGTAGTGCGACATGAAACCGGGCAGGAGGTTCGTCTTCATAGCCAGCGGGTCCACGTAGTAGAGCAGTTCGTTGGTGGACAGCAAGTACAGCAGGGCAGCGTGCTCAGCCACCGTGTTGGCCGCCCATGTGAGCGTGAACTCCCTGTGCGTCAACGCCGACCTCTTGGCGAAGCCGTCGCCTCTCAGCGTCGTAGCGCTGTAGTTGAAGCCTGTACTATTGCTCTGGAAGTTCGCCACGGGCGCGTCAATCCAACGCATGTCGTTCAGTGTGCCGAACCACACTTTGGGTCGTTTAGGCATTCCTATACTCCTCTCCTCGATGCCATGGCATTAGAGCCGTTGACCATCCCCACTATAGCATTGCCATCTATCACCGTCGGTTTGTTGACCGCGCTCACTAGGATGTGCCGGTCCGTGCCGGACAGCTCGACCAGGATCGGGCCGCCCCCGAAGCCCCCGCCTGCACCGCCGGACGACGCAGCCGAAGCCCCCGAGGCAGCCGCCCTTCCGGAGTTGACGGCCTCCAGGAAGCCGTAGCCGACGGTCTGCGCAGCCTGGCGGTTGATGACGAACTCTCCGGGCGTCAGCATAGCGGGCACGGTGTCCGTAGACTGCTTGCCTCCGCTGTACGACGACCCACCGACCTTTCCGCCAGTGGAGAAGCCCCACGCCTGGTTGAAGCCGAACATGAACTGGCCCACCGATAGGCTTCGGAGGTCGCGCACACGATTACATAGGTTGATGGCGTCGGTTGCAGCCTGGTTGAACGAGAACCCCGCCTGCTGTGCGCTGCTGATGATATTGCTGAACGCCCCATAGCCGGCCTCCCGGATCCCATTGATCGCATAGGACATCCAGCCGGCTTTGTTCCCGGCTACGTCCATCGAGTAGGCGGAGCCGTGAGCCTGGTTGCCCATGTTGCCCAGCCCGTGTGCGGCTGTGTTGGCCGAGCCGGCGGCCTTCCACATCTCAGCTCCGATATTGCCCGTGATCTGCCCGAGCTGCTGGAACGTCACGGCGGCCTGCTCTGCGGCGCCACCGACGCCACCGCCGCCGAGGGCGCCGCCGAGGCCGGCCGCATCTCCGCCCGTGTTGTTCAGCGAGTTGCCAAGTTTATCGGCTGCGTCACGGTTGTCGTCCATCGAGTGCTGCGACTTTCGGTTCTTCGCCTCCAGGTCGGAGAGAGCCCGCAGAGCCGGGTCGGCGTTCACGCCGACCGTGAAGTTCCTCGGGACGCCGTTGATGACCTTCGACAGGTCCGTGAACGTCGCCGCGTACCTCTCGGTCTCCGCACGGGAGTAGCCCATCGATGTCATGTTGTTGATGAACTCCGCACGCAGAGCAGAGGCGTATGCGAGTACCTGCTGTTGGCTGGCGCCCGTGTTGGCATATGCGAGCACTTGCTTCTGGTATGCCTCGACGAGGGACAGCACGTTGCCGCGCTGTTCCCTAGCGGCGTCCGAGAAGCCCGCCAGATCGCGCCGGGCTTTCTGCTGTGCGTCCGAGAGCTTCTGCATCGCCTCGTACAGCTTCTGGTAGTTGCCGGCCTGGTCGCCTTCGGCGTTTTTCCGGTCTGTGCGGTTCTTCTGCTGTGCGGCGGCGTTCTTCTGCAGCTCGGCGCGGATGTCGTCGGCGCGCAGCGTATCCCCATAGTCGACCGCTACCTTCAACTGGAACGTGAGCTTGTTCCGGTCCGACTGTAGCTTCGACAGCTCGGCGTCCAACTCGGCGATCTTGTTGCGCGTTTCCTCGATCGACTTGTTGGCGTCGCCGATCTCCTTGTTCGCCGACTGCGCGTCCTTCGCCGCGTTTTCGAAGTACGACTTGATCGTCTTGAACGATTTCGCCGTCTCGTCCAGCGACTTGGGGAATTCCCACCGGAAGTTGAAGGCTGCGTTCGCTACGGAGGACAGCTCGCTGATGTAGTCGGTGAAGGTCTTGATCTCCTTCGCCGCCTCCTTGATCTTCTTGCCAGCCTTCTTCGCATGGTCCCCGAGCTTCCTCGTCCTGTGCCCAGCTTTCTTGGCGTGCTTAGCGGCGTTTCTGGCGCCCCTCGCGAAGCCTTGGTCGAGAGCCTTACCCAGGTCCTTGATGGACGGCAGAGCAGCGGTAGAGGACTTCCCGAGGCCCTGCAGCGAAGCCGAGGCCTCTTTAGAGAAGTCCTTGCCTGTGGCGATACTGGCCGCGATCATGCCGATCGCATTGCCCGCCTTCTGTGCGAGCACAGCGGCTTTCGAAATCTGGTTCGCCGACTGCGTCGCCTTGTTGGCGACGGCGTGAAGGCGCTGCTCGACCCTCTCCAGCACCTGGACGGAGCCTACGCCGTGACTGCGCAGCAACTGCATAATCTGCTGAATATAGGCGTTCATCACCTCGGCGTCCCCGCCGGAGGCTTCCGCTGCTTGGCGCACAACGGCATAGAGGGCCTTCAGGTTGGACCTACCGGCCTCCGAGAACTCGTCGAAGTTCATGCCGTTCTTGTACAGGCTCTCGCCTAGGTTGGCCACGGCGTCTTCGAGGTTGACGAACGCCTCGTCCCCGGACAGCGCAGAATCGACGACCTTCTTGAGCTCCTTGGCCGCTTTGTCGGCCTTCTCGCCCATGTTGTCCATCTCGTCCGCGGCATCAGCGGTGTCGCCCTTCAAGCCCTTCATGGTCTGTGCGGCGAGATCGGACTCGTTGCGCACACCGTCGAAGGTCTGGTGTGCGTTGTCGTCGATCTTCTTCAGCGTGTCGAGGATCTTCTCGCCGTCGAACCAGGAGATCTTGCCGGAGGCCACCATCTCCTGGATCTTGTTCTTGAACGAGTCGATGTACTGACTCGACTTCTGGGTGCTGCGTTCGATGTCGTCGGCTATAGAACCGAAGCCGTTCTGACGGTAGAGCTCAGCGAGTTTCTTCTGCGAATCCGTCATCTCCGAGTTGCCCTGCGTGACGAGCTTCGAATATTCCTGCACAGAGAAGCCCATCTGACGCAGCGTGGCCAGCTGCTCGTCGCCGAACTGCTTGAAGCCCGTGTTACCGGCGATCTGCTCGGCCATCTTCTTCAGCGAGTTCTCACCGATAGCGTACGTCTGCTTCGAGATCTCGTCAGTCGACTGGCCGGTTTTCTGTGCGAGAAGCTCCTGTGCCTGTGCGAGAGCCTTCGTCTGGGCGTTGGCGTCCGACGTGGAGAATAGCTGCGAGGACATAGACTCGCCGGCCTTATTGGTGGCTTTCGCGAACACGTAGGCCGCGCTCCCGCCTTCCTCGAAGGCCTTCGTGTCCTGCATCACGGACTGCGCGAGGTCAGCCTGGGCCTGCTGGAGCGCCTTGGCCTCTGCTCTGGCGGCCTCGGAGCGCTTCGTCCAGGACTCCGTGACTTTCGCCAGCCCCGTGAAAAACAGAGAGATTCCCGCCCCGGCGGCGAGCCCCTTGAGGGCGCCCATGAGCCCCGAAGTGGCTTTGGCGGCCGTGCCCATCGAGCCGGCGGCCTCTCCGGCTCCTGCTGCAGCTCCGGCGGCGGACTGCGACGCAGCAGCCTGCCCTGCGGCCCGCTGTGCGCCGGCTGCACTGCGAGCGGCTCCGGCGTTCTTGTAGAGGGCGCCGGTTTGCTCGTTGACGGAGACCGTCGAGAGCTTGTAGAGTTTGACCGTCTCGGCGAGGGCCGATAGGAGCGAGCGGATAGACGTGATGGGGTGCTGCATCGCGATCCCCATCGACCTCTGCGCGGTCGTCAACGCGTAGGCTCCGCCGAGCACAAGGGCCTGCTTGGCGTAGTAGCCGGCCATAATGCCGCCGGCCATCAGGAAGGCGCCGGCGAGCTTGGCCACCCACTGAGCGGCGGGGTTCTGCACGAGGTTCGTCAGGACCGTTACGAGACCGGTGAGGGATCCGAGCATGTCTCCGATCCCCGAGTTCGTGGAGCGACCGATCTCTGCCTTCAGGTTCGCCCAGGAGTTCTTCAGCATCTCCAGCTTGCCTGCCGTAGTGGAGGCGATCTGCTGGTACTGGTCGTTGAGCGTCTTCGAGTCGTTGTAGCCGGCCTCGGCGTCCTTCATCGTCTGTTCGAGTGTCTTGTGCGCCTCGGCTAGACGGAGGATCGTCGGGACGTCGCGGGAGGCCTTGATGCCGAGGTCTTTGAGCACGCCGATGGCGCCCTGGCCCTGGTTCTTGAGCCCGGCGATGAACTTGACGAAGATGTCGCTGAACTTAGACGTCCCCCACGCAGACTGAACCTCCTGTGCGGAGACGCCTGCCACGCGGGCGAACAGGTTGAGTTCGTCTCCGCCGCCCCTGATGGCTTTCTGCATCTGGGTGAACATGCGGGTGATGACGCCTCGGGAGAGCTCGGGTGCGACGCCGATGGATGCGAGGGCTCCGGACAGGCCGACCACCTGGTATTCGGTCATGCCGGCGAACTTGCCCATGGCGGAGATCTGCGTGGATGTGTTGGCGATCTGGGATTCCGTAGCCGCCGAGTTGACGCCGACCTTCAAAATCGACGATGCGATGTTGTCGAAATTCTGGCCGGTCGTGCCCATGATCGTCTGGAAGCGCGCGATCGTCTCGCCGGACTTGTCAAGCGACAGGTCGGTGGTGGCCGACAGCTTCGCGACGGTCTCGGTGAAGTCGGTGATGGACTCTTTGGCGACGCCCAGCTGCCCTCCGAGGGCGGCGATGTTCGACAGGTCCTTAAAGTTCGTCGTCGTGACAGAGGCGGCCATCTGTTCGAGTTTGCCGCGTAGTTCGTCTGCGGATTTCCCGGCGATGTCGTTAGTCCGCTTCACCTGTGCGAAGGCGGACTCGTAGTCCATCGACTCTTTGACGACGGTAGTAAACGCGCCGATCGTCGCCTTCGAGATGTTCTGCATAACGGCGGCCACATCGTAGAGGGCGTAGCGCATGTTAGAGATGCGGGACTTCGCCTCTTCCGCCGCTCGGCCAGCCCTGTCGAAGCCCTCCCCGGCTTCTCTGCCGCCTCGGCCGGCTCCGTCCAGGCCTTTGCCGATGTCGGCGCCGACGACCTTGCCCTTGATATTGTCGAGGGCTTGTGCGATAGTGTTGATGGATTCCGCAGCCTCGTGGAGTTCGGACGTACCCTGTACGTTGAACTCGATAGTCTGCTTGATATCAGGCATCACTCACTCCTGTTGTAGTAGTCCATCCTCGTGGGCAGGTCTCGCTCCGCGTAGTCAGGCATGTACGGTGTCATCACAGTGTCTTTGCCCCACTTCTGCTTGTCCTCGTAGGGAGGCGGATCGGTGGCGCGATGTGTGCTGACCCAATCATGCATCATCCTTGCTTTAGTAGCATAGCATGTTCTATCTTCTGCGCGCCATGCTATATCAGGGTCCGTCGAATGACAAAGCCAGATAGGATTACCGCACTTCTGACACGTCTCGTCTTTAACCGTCTTGTAAGCCAACACGAGCTTATAGTCCAACTCAGTCCAATGCCCGAAAGGGTCAGGCTGGTTATATATGACGGCGGTGGGCCTCATGTGCAGGTCCACCGCCGTCCTAACCATCGATAGAGCGCCGCTCCCCCCTTTGTCTTGGAGGGCGTCTATCAGAAATCCACCGTCACCGCATTGTCGTAGTCGGCTGAAGCCCCGAGGAGGTTCATCGCCGCCACGAGCAGGCCCAGGTACTGTTCGCCGGGCAGTGCGTTCAGGATCTTACGGATCTCCTCCGAGTTGAACTTCCTTTCGTCCACGTTGCCTTCGGCGTCCTCGATCTTGTACAGCGTCTTCGATAGAAGCGCTAGGTAGGCCTCCGACACACGCTTCGTCTTGTTCTTCGTCTTGTCTGCACTTTCGATGCCGATCATCAGTTCTTCGCGCACATCGGCTGTCACCGACTGGAGGTGGAACGTCAGCTTAGAGGCGTCCCGCCTCTTCACCGCTTCCTTGATCACATCGGCGTCGGCCTGCTCTTTGATGAGCCGCTCGACATCCTGCACCGCCTCGGCGTCCAGGTACACGACCTTCTCGGCCTTCGGCGCCTTGGATCGAGACAGCACCTCGAAAATGTCCATAGTTGAAATCCTCTCTGTTAGGCGTTAGGGTAACGTCGTAAACAAGAATAGCACAGGGCGGAGAGGAGACGCCCTGTGCTATTCGCTGAGGTGTACGTTATGCCACAGTCACCTTGACCGTCACATTCGCACAAGCGGGATGGCTGACGATGACATCCGCGCTGCCCGCCTTCAGGCCGGTCACCACGCCGAGCGGGCTGACCGACACCGTAGAGGTGTCCTTCGACAGGTAGGAGCACACGGAGCGTGCCACATGGCCGTGGATCTTTGGCAGAATCGGGCGGTGCTCGTTGAGAGACACTGTCAGATTTTCCGTGTCGGTGATCGTCGTCGTGTTGTCCTTGAAAACGCCGTTGACGGCCAGCTGGCCCTGCTGGAGGAACGATACCGTGTAACGGGTCGGGTTGTCGCCTTCGAGGGTGTTCTTGTACGTAGACTCGATCATGAGGAACGCACAGTACCACTGGCCGGCGGCAATAGGCTCACGGCCTTTCAGGACACCGCGCACAACCAAAACCAGGTCGACGCGGGTTTTCTTGAACATGTTCCACGCCTTCGCGTAGATCGAGTTCGCGTCGTCTGGGTTCGTCGGGTAGTACATGGTGAGGGAGCCCTCGTACTGTGCGGCGCCACGAGAAGAAGAACCCGCGGCGTCGAGCAGAGACAGGGACGACTGCTCCTTAGACGCCTTCGCGGCGGGGATCGTCGTGTCGTCCCAGTTGATCGCGTCACCGATAGCCACAGCGGAGTTCATCTCCTCCACGGTGATGGCGTTGATGTCCTTAACGGACGCCTTGGGGAGGACCCAGACGTTGACATGCTCGTTGGAGAGTACTTTCTTATCCATTATGCGGCCACCTTCTCATTGAGGACGAACGCGCCGTTCTGAAGGAAGTTCGGCTCGTACTTGATGAAGCCGTTCGACTCGTACCCGTCGACCGGGTAGTCGGTCTGGAAGCGGTAGATGCTGAACACATCCCCCACTTCGAACGGCTTGTTCGGGCGCTTACCGATTCGCTCCACGATGAACAGCGTGATGTCGGGCTTCATCGTGATGTCGCGAATCATGTTGAACACGCCCTGATCGTCCACGCTCTCGTCTCGGAGTGCGGTGAACTTGCCCTCATACTTGGCGAGGGTAGGGTTCTCCACTTCGGAGATGTCGCAGATCGTTCGAGTATTGTCAGTGTCGGGGTCGGTCTCGCCGAGCGAATAACCGTCCAGGATCGCACACGACACGTTGAACACCAGGTTGCGCGGGTTGTCGGTCGCACTGAACTGTGCGTTGAGTTCCGCCGCCGTAGGATGCTGCCAGTCAGCGAATGCCTCAGGAGCGGCGAAGAGAATAGTCACGTTGCCGCGAAGCATACGAACTTCGTTAGCCACTGTGCTTCCCCCTTTTCTCGTTGTCGTTGTCAATGAAACAGTCGCTACAAGGCTCTTCCTCCGTTATCGGCACCAGCGTCCCGAAGAACTGAGCGAAGTCATCCGGGTACGTGCCGACGTCCCCGGTGTTCATGTCTTTGTAGAGGCCCATATGCACCATCCTATCAAATACGGTTTTTGAGGTTCGTGATAAAGGAGCAGTAGAGCTCGTAGCCGCACTGCACCACTTTGTGGTTGGTTCCGGCGTAGTTCAAGCCCTGGCCGCCGTGGACCGTGATCCCACCGCTGTTGTCCGGCTCGAAACCCACGAGCCCCCACAGAATGCGCTCACCGATCTCACGGGCATGCTGTGCGGTGAGGGCTCGCACATGGCACAGGAAGAACACCCTGTAGCCGTCGTTGAGCTGGGAGACGATGCTCGTCGCCTGGCTGATGTGCCCGGGCGTGCCGAACACGACCGCGATGTACGGCATTTTCTGGCCTTCGTCGAAGTCCGGCAGCGCCACCTCTTCGACGACTCTCGACGGGGGCACCTCGGAGAGCTCGCGGATCTTCGCCATAATGTCGTCGATGTACTTGGCCATGTGTCTCTATCGCCCCCACTTCCAGATGCGGCGAGTCTCCGTGTAGACCTCCTTGCGGGTCTTCTCGTCGAGCTTCACCTGCTTCGCCACTTTGTCCAGGGCCTTCATGCCCCACACTCTATCATCGCCGTACTCCTGGCCGAGGATGTAGTCGTGATCCCAGCCGCCGTCGAACTTGTTGGACCCCTCGATCCAGCCGTACTCGACCGTCACGTTGTCCGGCACGACGACGCTCACGCTGTCGTGCATGTGGCTCGTCCAGATACGGCCGATCTTCCCCGGCACCAGAGCGGACGGCGTCTTCTCGATCGTCTCCTGCATCGCCAGCGGGATCTCCTCGGAGATCTTGTCGATGACGTTGGCGAACAGGTCGTACTCGCGGAAGTCATCAATGCGCTTGGCATACTTCGTGAACTTGTTAGCGCCGATCTTTGTGCGGATTTTCATACCTACACCTCAGCTTTGTTCATCGGTGTGTTGCAGATGATCGTCCGTTCGAACGACTGAGACGCATCGATCACAGCCGCTACAGTCATCAAATAGCCAACCATGTGTGGGGTGTCCTGCGTCTTCACTACTTTGATGCGTGCAGCCATCGGAATGTTAAGCGACATCGTCGAGCGAGGAAGCTGAAGTCGCACACGGTTAGTCGTCTGAGGCGCAATCTGGTCGTTCGCTACCTCAGGTTGGCGTATCGGCTGTATACGCGCTTTCCCAGAATATATGACTGAGCCATAATCATAGCTGTCAGTCTTAGCGTCGTATTTGATGTTCTTGCCATCGTAGATCGTCACCTCATCGACCATATAGCGTTCGACGCGTTTTGCCGCCATGGCCAGGCGGCCTTCAGAGATACCGGCCAAGGAACTCCCTCGCTCTCTCGAACACGTCATCGCCCCTCATCGGGACGAGAACGAGCCCTTCGCCGTTCTCCAAGGCGTCCCCCTGTGCGTCGTACTTGTCGGCCAGAGCGAGCAGGGCCTCGACGTTCTTGTCCCCGCCGGACAGCGTGAAGTCGTCCGCTTTGACGTTCTCGACCCCGCCCTCCGATACGAGCTTCGCCGCGTAGGCACGCAGAGCGGCGGCCGCAGCCTTGAACACATTCGTGTACAGTGCGCACAGCCGTTCGAGCAGCTTGGGGTCCAGGTCGATGCCGGGCAGAAACAGCTTCAGCTCGTCCACGGTTATCTTCGGCCCCGCAGCTCCTTTCCACTGCAGGAACCCCCGCCCCTTGTGAGGGCGGGGTTTCCATCCTTGTCGGGTATCGTTATCAGGCGCCCGCACCGCTGGAGGCCAGGGTGCCCTCCGGTGCGATGAAAGCGGACTTGACGAGATGGCGGATCTTCGTCCTGTAGGCGTCGTTCTCGAACGAGCCCTCCAGTTCGGAGCTGTTCGTCGTCTTCTCGACGAAGATCTTCGGGCCGGTCTCCCCTTCCAGGAAAACGTTGACGACGTTCTTGCGGGGCATCGTGCCCTTCGGGGGCAGGAGGAACCAGCACTTGTCGGCGTAGTCGCCGGCGATGAGCGCGAGCTCGGGGACCTCGTAGACGTTCGCGACCTTCCCGGACACCGTGTTGCCCATCACCTGGGTCTCGGTGCCGTTCTGGCGGCGGATCTCGACGACCTTCATGATCTGCTCTGCGCGGCTCGCCAGGGCCGGAGGAACGATCAGGTTGAACTTCGTCGGCATGATGATCCGCTTGCCGTTGTACTTGGTGACGGCCAGCTGTGCGAACGCCTTCTCCAGCGCTTCGATGCTCAGCTCGGGGTTGCCGGCCAGGACGTTCTTGTTAGCCGCCTTGAAGTTGGTCGTGTTGAGGCCCGTCGGCTGGACGAGCTGCAGGGCCGCCTCGATGGACTCCTGGTTGGCAGCGCGACGGCCGAGCTCCTTCGTGATCCGGGGGATCAGGTTCCAGTCGGCCCCGTAGCGCTTCAGGGTCTCCCAGGAGAGCGGGATCTGGACGCCGGCCTTGGCGAGCTTCAGCTTGAACTGCTCCGCCTTCAGGCCGAGGATCGGGTATTCGCCGAGCTCCCCGACTGCGGGCAGCCCCTGTGCGACGTAGCCCTTGCCGTCCTTGCGGACCGGAACGTTGTCGTCGGTGAAGTCGAAGCTGAAGTAGGGCACGGTCTCGAAATCGGGGGTTTCGAGGGTGTCGGCCCACTCCCGCCAGTTGGACGGAACCTGCTCGTACTCGCCCTGCATGATCTTGTTCATGGTGGGGCCGAGGTTGACGGGAAGGTCCGACGTGGTGATGGCCTCGCTCAGGTCCTTGCGGGCCGAATTGCGCACACGGATGTCGTCCGCGTGGAGAGCCCTGTGCAGAAGGATACCCGCTTTGTAGGCTTCCCTCTTGTTGATCGCCATGTAGATATCCTCCTTAGAGCCAAGCCTGGGTGAGCTTGACGGCGTACTTGGTAGATGCGCTCGACAGCGGGTTGAGCACGAAGCCGACGACGATCTTGCCCTTCGGGTCGGCCGCGATTTCGGGCTTGGCCGCTTTGCCGGACTCGGTGGCGCCGTCGATCGTCACGATGTCTCCGACCTTGACGGAGCCGTCCAGCCCGAGGTGTGCGATGCCTTCGAAAGCGAGCGTGGAGTAGAAGTTGTTGTCCTCCTTGGGCGTGGCAGAGGTGAGGGCGACGGCCCCGACCTTGCCGACGGCGACGACGTCGCCCGACTTGACGGCGGCATCGACCTGGACTTCGTAGGTGTCCCCGCCCTTGACGTGATTCTGTGCCATGCGGTAGTCTCCTTACCAGGTCAGCTTGGCGAATTCGGCTTCGAAGTCGTCGGCGCTCTTACCGGAGGGCACGTGCTCGGGGGCGAAGCCGCCCGACAGGCTCTCTCGGATGGATTCGACGAGCTTGGTTTCGCGGTCCATGATCGTCTTGGCGTCATAGCCGCGGGCGATGGCCTCGGCGACCCGCACACGGGAGACCTCGGGAAGGTCGGAGTCGGCGAGAGCAAGGATGGCCTCCTTAGCCTTCTTGGCCTTGTCCTCTTCTTCCTCCTTGGCCTTCTTGGCGTCCTCTTCGTCCTCTTCGTCCTTCTTCTTGGCCTTATCGGCGAGGGCTTCGACGAGAGCGGAGAGCTTGGTGTCCAGGGCCTCAAGGGCCTCCTTGAACTCTTTGTCCATTCTCTTCCTTTCGGAATTGTGTTTGTTGCTACCGTCCATAATAGCATTTCCGTTTTTGAACGACTCCAGCGCCTCGACGAGGCGCCCGCCGGCTCCGGGAACTGTGACGAAATCCACGGAATTAACGGGCGACGGTATGAACGACTCTATCACAGGCGGTGTGGGCTCACCCGCCGTCACGAGGTTGTCGTCCTGCACCAGTGTCGCGCCGCAGTGGATCGACACGCCGATGATATCCGACACCTGCTCGATGAAGGGCGCCCACTGCTCGACCACCTCGATCGTCGCGTACATCCCGGGCTCCGGAGCGTCCTGCCAGTGCGGCGTCTCGGCGATCACAGCTGCCAGCTTCGTCAGCGTTCCCTCGGGGCGCTCATCGGTCTCGGCCTCGGTGGCGTGGTCGATGTACATGTGCGTCCCGATGGGGAACGCCTCGGCGAAACTGCCCTGCAGCGCTTCCTTCGTGTAGACGCCGGTCGAGCCCTGGCCCTCGGTTATGAGTCGCACAAGCCACTTGCGTGTACCCTTAATGGGTTTGAGGACGCTGGTGTTCGTGCTCTCACTGATCTTCATCTTCGGTGTCTCCTTGGTTGAAACCGCCGGGGACGGCGCCCTGGTTGCCTTGACGCGCCACCGGGTCGCGTACAGCATCGCCATCGTCCCCACCGGACACATTACCACTCTTCAGAAAATCGTTCGGCTCGGGCAGTTCGTCACCATGTATATCGGGCACAGCGAGCAAATTGAGCACAGCCTGGCGATATTCGTCCTGGTGGATTGCCCCAGTGGACATAGACGTAGCGAGCGACTGCAAAGCGCGATAGGTGGGGTCCTGCTCGATCGACGGGAACTTAATGTCCACGTCCTTCACCGACGGGTCCACGTCCATCATCACCTGCTTGAAGAAGTCCCGCCACTTGCGCTGCTCCAGCTTGAAGCCGTTGATCGTCGGCCTGTCCAGCG